GTGGTTCCCTTGTCAATGATTTGGTAGCATCTTGCTACGTGTGCTCCTTCGGGAGCGATTTGGCGGCTTGAGCCATTGCCAGAGTTTACTGGTGCTTTCATGGTTTAAAGATTAAATTGAGGTTAAAAGTGCTTGAGTTGATTGTTCGTGAAGATACTCGGTAACGAGTGCAAAGTTGTTGTGGAATTCATCCATCTTGCAAGGATCCCAAAGGCGTTTCTCAGGTGCAACGCCGTGCTCCATGCTGCGATGGTATTGGCGTGCGAGGTTAGCGGCTTGGCTATCGCATCGGGTGTAAAGCCCTTTGATGCATCCGTCATTTACAACCATGACCATTGTGCCGGTTAAGTGATTGTAGTGGAAAAATTCTGTGCCCTTCCAATTTTTGAAGGTCGTTGCTGTTGAGAGTTCTGGTGTGTGCATGTGTATAAAGGTGTAAAAGTTTAAGGAAAAAAGGGGGCGGTTAGGGCCCCCGTTAAGGTTAGGAAAGTGTATTGCAAAAAGTTATAAAGTCGTTTTCTGAAATTCTATCCATTAAAATGTCCATTGCGATACTCCAAACCATAGTTGCTGCGGTTGAATTATCTGCATTTAATTTTGTGATTTCAGTCATTAAATCAGAAGTCGATAGCTTGCTGATGCTCTGAGTTGCGATTTCTGTGAAGGCTGCTGTTGTCATGGCTGTGATTGTTTTGTTTGACAAATGTACAACCTTATTTTGATTTCACAATACCTAAACAAAGAAAACAGCAAACCACCAGCGTAAAAAATCGCAAGTGCTTAATAATCAACGCAATTATTTTGCGCGACAAATCGCAAAGCCGACAAGCCCACCGAATACCGCCCCTGCAACTTGAGTCTGATACCACTTTTTCGGCTTGTCTGCTACAATCACGTTGTGCATTCCTGTAATGCTTACATATGGATTGTCTATGCCAAGGCGAACCACCTTGTCACGCTTACGCGAAAACAAGCCCTTACGCAGCGTATCTCCAATTGCAACGGTATAACTTACCGGAATGATAATAGAATCGATTTGAAGCCTTCCTAAGCGGTTTATTGAGCCACCTATCTGAAGGAACTTCCCCTCTCGGCTGAATGACCTCGGCAGGCGCAAGTGCGGAAAGCTGTCGATGTAGACTGTCTCGCCAAGTTGCAGCTCGGTCTTAATCTTGGTCCGCGTCTGATACCTCACCACCACTTCAGGCTCTCGCAGCTGCAAGGCTCGCAGCTTCGTGCCTGACTCCGCGAGCTTGACGGCTTGCGAATATATCTTCGCGCTATCCTTCGCGATGCGCACAGTGTACTCCGAATTCAGGGAATCAAGATACATGGCATTGCTTTCCGATTCACTCAATGCACCGCATGTGCGCAATAGCAGAAGCAGAATAAACAAGCAGATTGCCAATAGGCTCAGTGTGCTGATGTTGCTCTGGTGCATTGTATTAGTTCGTTAAGTCGTTTGATGTACTCATCCTTGTTGCGCAATTCATTGAGCAAGATATCAGCCGCCACCTTCAGCGGCATAGCTTTTTCTGCAATATAAACAGCCAGCACCTTCACAAGTCTCTCATCACATTCGCAATCGGTCGCCGGTAGGTTGGTCATATTTGCCTGGTTGCTTTCTTAACTAATAACCTGATGACATCATCAAGCTTATCAACGCTATTTGCAAGCATCTTCATCACATCATTGCGCTCCTGATCCGTTGCGCTTTCGTGCTCAATCATCATCTTCACCAAGCCTCCGATTGAAGTCAATGGCTGGCGAAGTTCGTGAGATAGCATGAAGCGGAACTCTTCCAGAAGAATCTTCTGGCGTTCATGCTCATGGTTGCTTATGGAAGTAACATCGACAAGTTGAATACCGATGAAGTGCAGCATGTCAACAATGGAATAAATATTCCACATATTGTAACGCTCAGAGGCCATCTTCTGCTTTGTCTTGGCATAGGTGCGAATCGGGTCCGGTGCTTTCTTCTGCGACTTCCTGATTGCACTTAGCAACTCATCCCGATCGGAATCGTTGGCCGCAATGTCCAATATGTTGCCGGGCTTAATGTGGCTGCTGTACTCCTTGAACAAATCATTGGAGGTGACGATATTGCCATCCTTGTCGGTGATCACATAGAAGAGGTCGATGCTCGACTCAAGGATGTGCAGGCTTGCCATATCGCAAAGATAAGGCAAGGATTGAACTTTTAGGCTAATTCTTTACGTAAGTCCTGCAAAAGATTTGACCATGCAGCACCGCATGTCATAAGGTACTTTGCCGACATCCACAGAGTGAAGCTGAACACAATGCCGTTTAACAGTATATCGTAGTTCATAGGCATCTCCAAATCTTTGGTGTTTCTTACAGGCTGAGGTTTGACGGTGTAGTACGTGGGAGCCGCTAACAAAGATACATCGCATGGCTGAATTGTGTCGAATGCAGTAAGCACTTTCTCCTTTCGCGGCTGTGCCATTACAGCCTCAAAGCTTTCGCGGTTAGCTTGCGCAAAGCTTGTGTCTGCATTAGCCGCCTCCCAGCTCATAGTGTCGACATTTACCTTACTATGGCGCACGGTCTTTATTGTATCTCTACGAACTTGCTGCATCGTCTTTAGCTTTTGGTATGTATCCTGCGGCAATTAGGGTTGCTACAATTGCCGCAAGTGTTTCGGTTGAAATAACTTTAAAGATTAGTAGAAAGATTGAAACTAATATCATAAGGCTTCCGATTGTGCTACGCCAATGCTTTACGATTATGTCGATTATTCGCCTCGGTTTGGTAGCACGTTTTCGCATAGGTTAAATTACGCGAAAGCATCCCGAACGTTGGGGCAAATAAGGCTTATTTATTACAAAGTGAAAAATACAAATTCGCTTCTTCGCGCCTGCGATTGGTTAGCCCTGTAAGCACTTTGCCGCCTGCCTTGTTCCACTTCAGGAACTCATCCAATATTGAAGGGTCGGCTGCGTTTACTTTGGCTTTCTTTAGCAATGTGGATTTTATCAGCGCACCCGTGCCAACGTTGTAACTGAATGCTACCAACGCATCGAACTGGCATTGATTCAAATTCGGAAGGTGCTTATTTACCGCCGCTTCAAATGGCTCAAGTGTAGCGAGTAGCAATTGCGTTGCCTCCTTTTCACTTGCGAGCTTTTCGCCGAGCAGAATCTTCTTGCCGTTCGGGTAGCGAGTGCTGCCATATCCAATTGTCGGCACTCCAGCAGGGCAAAGATAGGAACTAAGCCGCAAGCCCTCGTACTTCTTAATCAGATTCAGACCGAGAAGCGAGGTGCTGCGCATTTAGAGAATGATGTATTGGATGTTGGCGACTACGGTTATTGCAGCATCTGGCACCGAAACCTCAACCCCTATACTAATTTGATTCGAGCCAGTATCGGCACTAACAAATGTACTAATTAATTCAGAAAAAGGGTTTGTAATTGGCGTTATAACACCAAAGGCATCGCGAGCGTTTGTGAAAGTCGAACCAACTGGTGGGCTAATATTGAAGCTGCCATTTGCGACCCCTGCGTCTAAATCAACATCAAAGTAAATACTCATCGTTACGATATTATCTACACGGCTGTAAAGCGCACGTAATACCGTAGGAGTGCAATCATTCGCTCCGCTTATTGTTGGCGTGTAGTTACCACTTTCAAACTGCGGCAAACCGTCATAGATGTTTTGCACTTCAATCTGCTTCGATTGGTTCGCAGTTGTATCCACGATGTACATGATATCCGTTGGGTCTGCCGTTCCTAACGTGGTTAAATCGGTTACTTTAACGCCTGCCATAAGGGTAGTTTTTAGTTGGGTAAATTTACAAATTATTCAGATACGTTAAAGCATCTTCCGAACTCTTAAACTTTTGTGCATTTAGTTTGTGTTCTATTACTGTGATGCAGTACACGCCCTGCTCGGTTATTACGTGAAAGGATGTTTCATCCACAGCCTCCCATTTTGGCTCGATTAGATTAAGCCACGGCAAGCCCGTTGAGGTGAACTCGATATTTGTGGATGTGATGTTTACGTTTGTCATTTTATTTCAATTTGATAGTATGAAAAAGTTGTGGAATCTCCTGCTGCACCATTCTGAATTGCAAAAATTAAATACTGATTTACAGTCCAGTTGATGTTTGAATTGGTTAATGATGCAGTACCCACCGCCGCATCAGTTGGAATTGATGCGTTGGCTTGTGCTGTTTGCGTATTGGTTGCGCTCTTTACTATTGCAGTTCTGTCAATACCGATATAGTTTGTGCCAATTGAAGAAAGACCCGTTGTAGTTAATAGAGTAGGTGCAGGGCTTACAATTGAATCGGCTGTGTTGGCATAAACTCTGAGCGTTGCAATACCAGCCCCTCCCGTCTTGCCTGCTCTTGCCTTAATCTCGATAATGTTTCCAACTGTTATCGTGTTGGCAGGAATCAGTACGCTCACAACTTTGTTATTGTTGGTATTTCCTGTTACCGCCGTTTGGTTGTTTAGGTCTTTGTAAATCAGCGGCACTGTTGGAAAGGTCGCAAGCGTTCCATCGCCTCTAACATATTGCGCTGTCGTGCCGCTTGGCGTGTTGAACTTGCCGTTGAATGTACTCCAATCGGCTGTGCTTAATGCACCTCGATTGCTTGCGCTTGCAGTTGGGAGATTGAAAGTATGCGTGCTGCTTGCCGAGCTGATGCCGAAATCAGTGCCACTTGTACCCGTTGCAAAGTTTTGCACTTGCGCGGTCAAGCCGTTTAATGCGTTTAGCCCTGTGGTGAAAGTTGTGATTACTTGGCAGAGGTTGTTGTCCTCAGTATGCAGGGTAATGTTACGCCCCGAAGTAGTTACGAAAATGCGTACTGCGAGCCTATCAGTTGCAGCCAATACAGTCGAAGGTACTGCAAGCGCACTTACATACAAATCGACTACCGTGCCGCCTGTAATCGCTTCGGGGTTTGTAGAGCCTGAAGATATGAGCGTAAAGGTCGTACCATCGTACTTGTAAAGCTCCATGTAAAAGCTCGGGTTGCCACCGCCACTCGAAGCATTGAAGTAGGTCTCGAAGTTCCAATTGCCTGAAGGGATTGCCAAAAGGTTTGGGTCGCTTGCATCGGTTATAAATTGCGCGATGTAGCCATTGCCCTGCGCGTTTGTGCGTGTGAAGTTCGTGCCACCTCCGAGAACTGGAGTGCGGCTCATTTGAAAATAAGCATTGCCCCCAATCGTGCCCTGACTTATCGAGCCGTTGAGATAATAGTTAACCGATGCGCCACCGCCACCGCCCAAAGGGAAGTTAGCTAAAGAGCCATCGCCACGCACGTACTGGCTCACTACTCCGTTGGCAGTTATGTCAATGCTTGGCGTAGTTGTTGGGTTAGGTACGTTAACGCTGAATGCAGGGTTTGTCGGGCTTGGTACTGTTGCCGCAACCGATGTTACCGTTCCCGTTCCGCCTGTTGCAGCAATTGTGAAGTTTGGATACGTTCCAGTTATATCAATGCCAGCACCTTCAGTAAGCACTACCGTTTGGTCGGGCAGCGTATTGGCAATTGTAAAGTTTGGATATGTACCAGTTATATCTATGCCAGTGCCTTCCGTCAATTGCACTTCTTGAATATCGATATTAACCGAGCCGGGCGTGCTGCTATTCGCATTCACAGCACCGCCGCGAAAGTTCATATTTACAACACCTGAAGCCACAACAGTACCTTCATCGCGTACGGTTAAACTACCACCTGGACCGCCACCAACTGCTACCAACGGGTCTGAGGGTGTACCATTTCCGACTATTGTAATGCCATCCACAGCAACCTCGGTAAGACATGGCGTGCATGGCTCGAAGTCTGGGAGTGGAATGTCTCCAGTTGCGCATGTATCATAGCAGCCGTCCTCGCTTGAGGTGCTGACATTCACATCCACATCAATTGCCACAGCGGCCCACTCATAGTTAACCGGCAAGTACCGGATCTCATTCTGGTAGCCATTGGGCACAACCTCATAAGCGATGACACCAATGGCAGTCTTGAATTGCGGATCCGTTCCGCTGATTAACCTCAGCACCCTCGATGCTACCCAGTCCTGCGCATCAGCAGAGTCGCAAGGCAAATGCGATTTGCGCACCATTGCATAGGCCGTCATGCTGAAGCGTGTCTCATATATAGACTTGCAGCCGGCCAATCTCAAAGAGTCATTCTTGGCCACTGTTATCTTTCCACGCTTGGCCCAGAACAATGTGCCCTGCTTCGCATCAAAGTCGGTCACAGGAACGGCTTGACCATTGCCAATGTAAAAGGCCCACGCTTTGTCATTGCCTTCGCCTACAAGCTCGCTGAGGCCGTATATCTTGTCGAAGATATTGCCGGCTTCAATGCGTCGGTTGAGTCTGTCAAGTATGGTAGAAAGTAGATTCATGATTTGTTCATTGCGTTTATGATTTGCTCAACTAATAGCTGTGCATGCTCTTCAAGCATTGCCTCTTGTTCTTCCTTGGTTGGCAGGAAGATGATGCCGTACTTAGCCTCAAGGCCATCGACTTTTCCAGTCTCAGATCCAGGCAAAGCAATTGCAGCTTCCAAGCCTTCTGTGATTACTTCCTCCGACAAAAATCCACCCTTCAATTTGCCAGTCAACTCAAGCGGAAGCTTTCGAGATGTTCCTTTCTTCAGCTCCGCATATCCACCTTGGAAGTATAGCGATTCAATTGGCTCGCCACGTTTGCCCACTTTGTACTTGCTTGGTGCTGATGCCAACGCTCTTGGGCTGACATAAATCGGCTTTGTGCTGTATGGCTTGGTCGGCAATTTCTCGCCTGCTGTATTGGTCCCTCCGCTTGAGCCAGTGCCAAAGATTCTCTTGAACATGATGCGCTTCAATTCGCGAACCGCCACATACAAAGGAGTGAACTTCGATGTCCATCCCTCATACAAGATGTCGAGGTTCTTTTGAATTTCAGCAGGTGTCGGCATGTTATGGAAGTGCTGTGACGTACTTCATGTTGCGCTTGCAATCCCAGCAATGCGTGTCATCAGGCAGTCGCATGTTCTGCAACATCGCTCCAAGCTCTTCGCCGTAGCGTGTAGCTGCGATGTCACGTGCGGCCATGATTCCATCCATCAACTCCGCCTTATTCTGCCCCCTATTCACAATCACCGTTGTATTCACCCTTTGATTCGGGCTCACTGTGAGTGCATAGTTGTAAATCTCAACAGCGGTGGCGTATGCAAGCGGTAAGGCCATCAGCCCACCTATTGAGCACATCCATCCTTGGCGGTCGCAGTTGATGCTATATGTCAAGCTCATGCCTGTGGTATATCTCGAGCTGCTACTGGTTAGCACATTCGTGCCATCGGTAGTGAGTTCAATCCCGATTGCATCAACGAAAGGGCAGATATGCGATTCTCTTGGACCACCTCCACAACTTGTGCAAGTTCCTCTCTTTGGCGTGAACTTCACAGTGTTCATGGTTGACTCATACACAATCGCAATGTCAAGCTTCCGCTTTGCTGAGGTGAGTGTCTTGCCGATGAACTGGTCGAGTGCACCCTCCGCATAAGTGAGCGATTGAATCAACTTGCCTGTGGTCATGTCGAAGATTAACACCGGCACGTTCACATTGGAAGATGCAATAGCCAGATTGATATCTGCAAGGTAGAAGTTCAGATATGACACCGTGTTCGGGTCAATCTTCAACCTGATGCCGCCATAGTTGCCGGCACCCAGAGCAGTCTGCACATTGGAGTAATTGGACACAACTTGTCCAACACGCTTGTTCTCAATCACAGTGTCGCTCTTCATCATCGGGCTGAGTTTAGTCAGCACATCAGACGATATCTTGCGCCATGCAAAGGCACGCTTATCTTCGAACAGCTCAACGCCATTGTTGTATTGGTCCGTGATAAGTTGCCCTAAGAATGTTTGGTTCATTCCGAGGTCATCGATATAGAGTCCAGTCGATGGCTCTGGTGATTCGCAGCCTCTCAATCCGAGTAGTGATTCAATGCACATCTCTTTAGTTTTTACAAAGATAAAAAAAAGGAGGGCACGAAGCCCTCCCTTTATTGCGTGGTTAGATTATCTAATCCGTCTTGGGTCAATAAGTCCTCATCGGCTTGCGAGAGTAAACCTACCGACCCTATTACGGGTTTGCAATCTGAACACAGTTAACATAGTTAACACCAGCGTACTTGTCGCCTGCTTCGTAAATGTCAGTTGGAAGAGTTACAATCTTTCCAGTTGTAGTCAACACAATTGACAAGTTTCCGCAGTCATCCTTCATTGTCAAATCAACTGGTACTCCAGCAGGTGTGAACACCAAGGTCTTAGAGTAGTTTGATCCAGCAACAGGAGTGATGCCAGTGTTCCAATCAGCAAGGTTGAAAGACAACCACTGGATTGCTCCGGCAGTTGTCACCAAGTTCTTTAACTGAGAACCTTGAGCAGCAGCAACGCGAGAATCGTAAGCAAAGCCGAATCCGTTCTGCTGGCTGATAGCCAACAAGTCGATGCCGAACTGGGTGCAGCAACCAGCTTGCACAGCATTAGCATAACGCTGCATCTCAGCACCACCAAATACCACAGGCGCACCTGGATAGTTAGCCATGCGAGTTGCTTGAAGGATGTCAGCAAGTGCGAACTCATTCAATGCTTGGCCGCCAGTCTGGCGAGTAGCAATTTGCAAGCAGTCACCAGTTACAGTGTAGTAACCTTCAACTTCAGTGCCCCAGTTTCCGATGTCAGCAACAGCCTGAACAGCAGCAGCAGAAGCAACCTTGCGGTCGATTACATCCATCAAACGCATAACCGACTCAAGCACATAGCGAGAATTCTCTTGGCAATGGCGAGCGATGTCAGCAGCATTGATAAGCTGTGATGCAGTGTAAGTGTCAGTTGTATCTACTGTGTAAGTTGTTGTGCTGTCACCGTAGTTGTTGGTTGAAGTACAAGTAAGGATGTCGCCACCCTCTTCTACTTCTGTTTCAGGCAAACGCTGAATCCAACGTGCTTCAACTGTTTTTAATTTTCCACCGCCTGGAGAAACTTCAGTGCGGATTAGTTTAGTGTTTTCAGGTGAAAGCAAAAACTCTAAGAAAGGCAATTGCTCACGCTGACCAACTTCGATAAAGAGTTCGCTAAGTGACATTTGCACATTAGGACACTCCGATAGAATGCGAGATATAGACATGATTGAAATGTAGTTTGGAAGATCCTTCAGTTATTAGGCCGGAAGGTTGCGCCTACTTTGTGCCGATAAAGTTGGCACTCACTACATCATCATAGAATTGCAAAGATATGGAGTCGCTGTGAATTGAGCAAAAAAAAATGACTGCCGTCGCTTGCAGTCATTTCCTTAACGTATACTTTGTACTATGAAACAGGACAAATATATTAAGGCAATTCGATTTTACCAAAAAAAGGTTTATCGCTTACTGACCTTTTACCTTCGCAGCTCCAAAGCTGCCGAGCCCACCAATTCGCCGAGCCTTTCTCAGAAGGGATGCCAGCACTACGAGCGCAGTAAGAATTCCCTGCATCCGTGCCGGGCTTAATCCGATAGCCCGAAGCACCAAAATGAATCTCATTGCCGTCATCATCTACCGCTTTGTATTTCTTTCCAGCGCGATCGGATGCCGTGACATTGTAACCCTCATACTGTGGCATACGTGGTCATTGTTAGTTTATTCTCCAAATACGCAAGCACGATCTCAAGTGCCTTGGTTAGCTGTGCTGGTTCCACCATTTCGCTGTTGAGCCCTTGCCTCCAATCGGCATGATGCTTCAATACTTTGTATGCTTGCTTGATTGTCATTTCGAAAAGAATCGAGGGTTGATGCCGCGTATCTTCTTGTCTGATTGTGACTCCAATTGCGGCACCATTGGCGCACCTGGTCTCGGCACTCTTTGCCCTGCTGATGGATTCTTTTGAATGATGCCGGCAGCAGTTGCTTCCTGAAGCAGCACATCAGAAAGGTTAAGGAATGAGCCTGCCTTCTCCTTGCTCTTCAATCGCTCGCCGCTGTTCTTGTCTTTCACGAAGATATTGCCGTCCTCTTCGAGGTCGATTGCATACTTCTCGCTGATGGTAGCCTTAAATCCTTTTATGGTGAATTCATTCACGGAAGGATCAAGCTTGATGGCTCCAAGTTCGCGCTCGAATGTATGGTTTATCTTGCTCTGCTTTTGCTCCTCTGCCATCTTCAGCTTGAACTGGTCGAACTGATTGATTGCATCTTGCCTTGCTGAGTCAATATCGGTAACCTTCTTTTCGAGTGTCTTGTATTTCTTCTCCCACTCTTTTACAAGTTCCTCTGAGCCGGACTTGTCAGCACGTTGCTGCCATTCATCTTGCTGCTTTTCATAAGCCTCGCGAGCTCGATCTGAGGCCATGCGTAGAACATCTTGCGCCTTCTTGTCTTTGAAATCTTCCTCAGTGAGGGTAACTCCGAAAGGTTCGAAAGCACGCTTGGCAACATGTGCAATTGTGCCGTTAATCTTTCCGAGCTTTTCGTTTAGCTCCTTTGAGTTGACCCAGTTCTCCTGGAACTTCTCCTTTGCTTCCTCCAGGTTTTCGGCTTCGTTTAGGTTTAGGAAGTTCACTATCTCCAGTGCTTCCTCCGGTTTGATCGGCATATATTTCAGGGGTGTTAATTGGTTGCAATGTCAATTCCCTTGCTCCTTTCTTTTTAAGAAGGTGCTCGGCCACCATATCAGAGGCTTCAATGATACGGCCACTACTTAGAATAAGGTGTCTCATGATTCAAAGGTAAGAAAGTTTTCAATGCCTGAAATACTTTAACTTTGAGTTTTATTTATACACATGATAGGCGTAGCAATAACAACCCACAATCGCAGAGATACCGCGCTTGATACAGTTGCCAAGTGGAAAGCATTGCTTCCTAATGGAGCCATAATTATAGTTGTAGATGATGCAAGCACTGACCCATACCCAAATGCGGACCATCGATTCGATGTCAATGTTGGAATTGCCAAAGCAAAAAACAAATGTATCGAGCTGCTGATTGACAAAGGCTGCGATCAACTATTCTTGGCAGATGATGATTGCTATCCTACTTCGCCGGATTGGTGTAAAGCCTATGTCGAAAGTCATCAGCCATTGCTGTCATACACGTTTTCGGTTGTGGCAAAAAGAATTCAAAATGGTAACCGGTTATTAAAAACATACGGTGCGCATAAATGGTATTCCAATCCTTGCGGCTGCATGGTGTATATCAATAAAAGTGTAGTGGATAAAATAGGAGGTTACGATGACCAGTATGCGCTTTATGGTGATGAGCATTTGGATTACGCTATTCGAGCCAAGAATGCTGGATTAATTCCGCATGCTTTCATGGATGTATCAGAGCCTTTGTTTTATTGCTTGGATCAGGCTGGTGTTTCTCGGACCTCAAGATTAGATGTGGCAGCGCAAAGTTATCTTAGCCATAGAAGACTATCTCAGCAGAAAGATAGCAAAGCTTTCATTCCTTATAAAGAATCTGACATCGAATTGCAAAAGCCTTATGTGCTATCGAGTTATTTTAATTACTCGATTGATCCACAGAGAAAAACTTTATTGCCCAATGCAGTGGATCCGCTTTTGCCACTTATGAATAGCTGCAAAGATTTAGGCATTCGATTGGTAATATTGACCAATTGCGATTTTGAAAATCAAGGCACGACCGAATTTGTAAAGATAGAAAATCCGGACCATAAATTCAGCCCGAATGACTTTCGCTGGTTGATGCAGTTGGACTACATCCAAAAGAATAGATCAAGCCATGTATGGTGCGTGGATGCTACCGATGTTGAGGTCCTTAGAAATCCTTTTGATGTTGATGAGAATTTGCTATATGTAGGCTATGAGAAAGGCCAGACACTTTCCAGCCCTTGGCTAAAGTTAAACCAATGGCGGCATTGCAAAAGCCATAAATACACGACCTTGTATAAACATGCAAGAAGCTTGGCTCTGTTGAATTGTGGTGTTGTTGGTGGTGCTTATGCTATTGCGCTAAGATTCTTTCAGCTCATGGCAAATGAAACATATTTCAATGTGCAAAAAGCATCAATACCGATGGACATGGCAAGCTTTAACTATGTGGTTTATTCTCACTTCGCTAATGACTTTACAACTGGTCCTGAAGTGGTGACGGAATTCAAAGCGAATGAACGCAATACCGTGTCAATATTTAAGCACAAGTAGGCTTAGATAAACCCCTCGGCTCTTGCTCTTGCTTTTACCGTCTCAGGCACTTTGCGATCGGGCACTGGCACCAGATAGTGTCGGCAATTCCACCCACCCACTAAAGTGAAGATTGACTTGCTATCTGTGCCATCTATGCGCCCAGCCCAAGTGCCGTCACGTATGTCTCTTATGCCACCACTATTCTTGCCGTCTCCCCATGCTTCAATCTCCTTGCGGTGGAATATCTCCCCTTCACGATGCTCGCAGAACGGCCGTGTTGTAGGTATCTCGCCGCCAAGATATTCAAACCACTCAATGCCAAGTTCATCATTAACAGCCGCTGAATAGCTTCTATCTGCAACAGCCTGAGCAGTTGTTGCTGTGGTCTTGATGTTGGCGAGCAGCCTGCCATCATTCGCCTCTGTGCCGGTGACTATTCCCTCTAATGCTGCAACGGTCTCGCGTAGTGGTGACCTTGCTGCGATGTTGGTTGTCAGCTGCTCAAGGAATGGCTGCGTGAATCTTGCATCCAGCCCAGCACCAAAAAAGGTGTTAATTGCATTCTGCTTGCTAATTTGTAGCAATTGCTTTTGCACTTCAGTAGGCTCGAATGCACTCTCGAATGTACGTGCAATCTCATTTGTCAACTGCACGCCTTCATCAATCGAACCAAGGAAGGCACGAACTGCTTCGCGGTATTCACCGCCTGCCAGCACCTTCTTGAGTTCATCGCTGATAAGTGCAATGCGCCTTATGTTACCTTCAGTCTGCTCGATGTTTCCGGCAGCTGTGACATCCATGTCTTCCAAGATAGGGCGAATCTTGCGCCATATCTCAGCTTGAGTCTTCTGAGCAGCCGTTGCCAGCTTCTCAGGCACTGACTCGAACAGCGCAATCTTATCGCGAACTAAGGAATCAAATGATGCCATTCAGTAGCTCCTGTTGCGCCTGTTGGATTGGATCCAGTTGCGTGCCTATCTTATCCGATGCCAAGCGATTCAATGCTGCAATCTGTTCGCTCATTGGTAAGTCAATGAAACGAGGTGCATCTTCAGTCGGGATGTAGTTCCGAATGAGCTCCATGATCAGCTGAGGTGCGCTGTGGTGAATCACATCTTGGTACTTTTCAACCGTGCCATTTGCAACACGCAACGCGATGTCTGCACTGCTCATAAGCAGCAACTCATCCGCATTGATGATCAGGTCGTAAATCGCTGAGGTCTCCTCATCGGTGTAGTGAATTGCTCGGATGTAGTTGTAGACATTACTGAATGTAATCGATGGAGGCACACCAGCCTTCACGCCTTCGCTGATAACAGCAAGGTAGTCGCTCGGAGTGCTGATGTCGAATGATGTTGGATACACCAAGTTGATACCGCCAAAGAATTCGCCGTATCGCATTTGCCCCATTGTCACCAAGCAGAATTCGTATAGGTTGAACAGCTGGTCTGAGATAGGCTTGATGAAGGCATACAGCGCACGCAGCTTATTCAATGAGCCCGTTGCAGTCGATGCTTCGCCAATGGTTCCGCTTTCGTCACTCGATGGCAAGTGCAATATCCTTCTTGCCTTGGCCATCTGCTGCTCAATCTCTGTACGCAGGAAGTTCAATGTGTCCATTGGAGGGCTCACGAACTTTAGGTACTCACCAGATAAAGCACTGTCGCCTTCGCTCAATGCAGTCTTTGGCTTGATTAATAGCATGCCAGTAGGCGAAAATCTTGACTTCACTCCGGACCCGTTACATGAACCGCAAGTCCTGTAACCGCCATTGATTGGATCAAAGATTTGGCCGTCCTGGCATTTGTTTCCTTCGCGGTCAATGAACTCGCAAATCTCTCCAAGTGCAACCATGAAAGGGAAGGCACTTGTGGCTTTGCTGATTTGCAAGTATGACTCATCGAGAATCACTTGGTCCAACAAGGGCACAGCCGTGATGAATGGTGACTGGAATGCAATCTCTCCATTGATGAGCTGTGGAGTGCCCTGAAGCTTTTGCGCAGGCACATATCCAAGGTTGTGCTGATAATACAGCACAGGCTCTGAGAATGTCATGTCGGACTTCTTGCCGTACTGATATACCTTCCAAATTGCATCGGTGTCATATATCTCAAGCACAAGGCCTGAATGCTCCATCTTGCTGCCTGCCTTCACTTCACTCTTGTCATCGGATATCACCATGAAATACTCTCCGAACTTCTGCCCCACGATGCTCTTGCAGGAATAGTATTCCGGCATCGGCTTGATAAGATCGTTGCTTATCACCTCTTCTCCCTCTTCATTCTCGATGGTCTCAACCTCTTCCGGTGAGATAGCAATGATGCCATTGGGGTCAATCAGCTTCAATGTTGGAAGCATGGTCTTGACGAATGACTCCAGTGATCCGAACTTTTCAATCTCGTTATTCACATAACGCTGAAACGTATCATCCCCGAAGATTGGCTCAAGTTCTGGCGTGTATCGGATGGACCAATTCTGATCTGCAAAGGCACGGCTTATCGTAGCCTTGAAGTCCTCAAACACGCTGAGTGTTGTGGGCTTGTAGTTGGCTCTGATGTACTCAGCCTGCAAATCGGTTTGATTAGGTGCACGCACACTCAGCAAGTGAGCTGGGTAAATGTCAGGCCGGGTATGCGGCAAGATGCTGTCATACATCTTAGCGGCATAGTTATACCCCGGCCAATACTCAGGATATTGAGTTACACCAGTGCGCTCCTTAGTGACTGGGTTTATGGGTGAGCTCTTCGAAGCGGTCTCCCATCCCTTGTACTGGTATGCGAACCTCCGAACAATCTTGTCAATGTCCTCAGTAGAAAGTGCCATTATGCAACTGCTTTAGTTGTTGGTTGGTTTATGATGTGCGAGCCGCAGCTCTTAGATCGGCAGAAAGTTGGTTTCATAATAGCTTGATTAGTTTGTCGTGTTGACTTTGCAAAAATACTTTATTATCCATTTGCCCGCGCCAAAGGGCGTTAGCCTGAATCCTTACATCTGCGATACTCTGCGCAATATTAGCAGGGTGTGCGATTTTAAATTGTTCGATTTGGTTAGCTAAACAATGCACTGCTAATTGAACATCAACGTAATTAATACGCTCGAATTGAACCTCTTTTAAATTTAAAATTGATTCATCCCAAACCGACAAACCCACGCCAAGCATTAAACATTTAACATCTGTTTCAAACGTTTTCCACGATTCGAGATTAGCCCAAGATTTAAAATAATCTTTGTCATTTAAAAACCGATAACCCCAAAAAGAACAAAACGCGTTAGGGTTGCGTTCTAAGCCCTTTAGCGCGGTTTCAATGTATTGGTTCGATGCTATAAAGTCATCGTCAATAATTAAGTTAACCCCGTCGCCTACGTGCTTTAATCGCTCCGCTGAACCTTTGTTACTATCGTTGTAAACACATTTTAATTCAATCGAGCTTTTAAATTCGTGGCGAAAGCCCTGCAATATAATCGTAATTAAGTCGGGCTTAATCGATTGTTTATTTAACGAATCAATTAACCGCTGTGCTACGCTTATTCGGTTGCGCTGAACTGCTATGTTTACTTTGATATTCACCTTTTCAATATCGTTATGCCACGCCCTTCTGGAGTGTTAACCGTGACTGTGTTATACTTATAATACCATGCGTGCTCTACTACTTTTCGAGGCCCTTCCAAATGGATTGTGTCATGCAACACTATCACACCGCCTTGGCTTATCAAAGTCTCAGCAATCTTGAATTCTTCCAATACATGCTCAAAGCTGTGGTCTCCATCAATAAAGATAAGGTCAAAATGTTCATGCGGTAAATGCTTTAATTCATCGAGTGAATTGCCAAGGATAAATTCAATTGACTTGCCACGTTCTTGCATTGCTTGCTTAGTCTTGTCAGTGCGATAGTCATTGATATCAATTCCAATATACTGCCCACCTTGTGGAATGCCATTGATAAGATGCTGTGCTGTCTCGCCTTCAAAGACTCCAATCTCAAGTACGGTCTTGTACTTGCTCATCTTGATTAGCGATGCCATAAACGCTCCGCATTCATCTTCAGAATTCCATTCATGGCGAACAACTTCTTTATCGCTTTGGGTCTGCATGCTTGTGATCTGTTATTCTGTGAATAAAATATTTATGAGTGATGCCGTCCTCTTGCATCCATGCTTTGAGTTTTCGGTCTAGCCAGTCAATGTAAAAGCTGGGAGTGAATCCTTTGCCGCCAAAGTAGCTCATTAAATAAAACTTGCTTTCAATTTCTGAATAGCTGTATTGCCTCTGCATCTGAAAGCATATGGCATCAATATCTTCCGGCTTGTACTTAGCCTTGCCGAATGCCACATTCATATAAAGCTCATCAGGCTGGCCACCTCCCCACTTCATGCGAAGCTTTCCAAGAGGCATCGGGTTGTTGAGGTATTCATTCGAGGCAATGGCGTATATCTTTTCGCTCGTTTCACATTTCTTGATGAACTGAATCGAGCTGTTAATTGCGTAAATCGTGTCGGACGTATTAAGTCCAAAGTGCTCCCATACATGATCAGCCCACGCCCATTGCATGTCCCTGAAGTCTCTGCCTTTGTCGATGTTATGCTCACCCATGACATGAGTAATGTATGGCGCATCTGATGCCATGCAGATATCAATCAAAGGCTGCAAGTCTTTCAGGCATACAGCATCTACATCAAGGTATAGGTTGTTCTGGTATGGCAAGTAATCGTAAAGCAAAACTTTCGCCTTGCCTGGATCTAATTTTTTATTCGTGTAGATGTGCTGCTCTGGAAGTTCAACATGTATATCAATCACATGCAGTAAATCATAGCAGTAATACAAAGCACGATCTTTTGCATCGCTTATCAATGCAATCTGCAAATCCTTATTGAATCGCTTAATAGAATAGGCCAACAGATAAGCCGCTTGATAATACTGAGGCTTACCAAAAGCAACAAGCACCACCCCTGTTGAGGCGTGCTTGTCACTCTGATTTGTTGGTTGAATATCCATTATCCAAAGATGCCAGCAGGGGCCTCGTATTGTGTTGGGATGTTCTTATCGCGCCATGAGAATGTTACTTCGTAACGCTGCAATTCATTGTTCTGCTCAGGCAAGATGAAGTTCGCTGAGGTAGTCAATCCTTGTGGTGGATCGATGTATATCACCTTTCCGCTGTCGCACATGTACGCAAGTATCCATGCGATGCGGCGGTTGTTTACATCATTCCAGAAAGTATTGTTTTCATCAGTTACGTTTGCATCAAACAGGGTTGCAGTACGGTCTTCATTAATACGAATAGGAGTACCGCAGCCGATTGGGCTGTCAACAGTTACCGGAGAACCAGCAGGAAGAGCGAAGCGGATATCCTCGATGAGCTTTGCAGTGCCATTCAAAAGCAATGCTTCAAGTGCTGCCTCATCTTCAGGATTCACAAGTTCTGTTCCACAGGCTCCCACGATAATCGCAGAAACACCACCGAGCTTGTATTCGTTGCAGTTTACTAAGTTGTGATCAAGTAGCGAAGAGTCGCAGTAGCTTACACAAGCCATAGTATAGAGATTTAATTTGTTGGTGTGATGCCAGTTGAATAGGATGGCTCACTAAGTCCTACGTCTCTATGATGATCTGTGCAAATATACGAATTTATTCTTGATACAAATTGATGTTGTCTTGTGTTAGCAAGCGATCGCCATCCTGAGCCAATATAAACGGCTCAGTATCCAAATCCAATATCGAAGGTAGGCAGTTCGCATCGGCTGCCGTACAGACAGTCTTACGCACCCTGTCGTTCTTCTTATACAAGTCGATGGTGATGGAGCCAAGTTCATTGGCATCGTTGTACTCGATGTCTGGGAAGTCAGCCTCAGCTGGCGAATACAAATCGCCGTTCACATACAAGTTGTCGAAGTACGTGATAATCGAAAGGAAGTCGAATACGTATTCAGGCAATTGGCCAAAGAAGAAGGACACACGCTTGCGAATATCCGCATAGGATGTCACAGCCTTGCCGCTTGCATATCTGAACAAGTCCACATCCGAGTTGTACTGAGCTCTGAATCTGCGGCCCTCCAAACGGATGCCAGGCAAGAACGATGTGCCATTAAACGCGAGGCCGAATTGATTCTCCGCATTACAGCCTTCAAGCTTGAAGAACTTGCAATCGTCCGAGAAATCCCCTACGCTGATTAGGTCGCTGTACTGGTCATAGGTTGCCCAGTTCTTATCGGCTTGCACGGTTATCTTGGTAACGATTATCTCATTTCGAGAACCGCTTATGGATGTTCCAAGTAAGCTAACCGCGCCGTTTGTTGTTGGCGTTATAAGAAAGCTATACGTGCCTGCCGTTGTTATTGTAGGGCCGTATATGATGCCGTCAACTTGCAGCTCAAGTGTGCAGTTGTCAATGGTATCTACAACGATTGTGATGTAGTAATCCTTATCCTCGCACAACTCCGTAACACTTACCAGCTCAGTTGAGTTCGTGCCTGATAATTCAATCGCTGCCTCGCCATTACCTACCGTCCAATTTGTTGACCCAACAATTGGATTCGAAGTCCAGCCGCTTGCTAAGGACGGGCCATTGAAGAACGGGTTGTAAATGAAATACTGACCGCAAGTATTTTCGCAATAGTCCGCAATCGCTAACCGATAGCAGCCCGGCTCGATATCGTAATCGGCCATGTTGATTGCAGCCGTTAGATAGTTATCCCTTAAAGTTAGAACGTGGTCAAACCTTTGAACTATCGCAAGGGTTTGCGCATCTACCAATCCTGTAAATAGCCAGCCGCTTGCTAACGTTTCAATTTGGTCAACCGTGAATGTGCCATCGAATTCATCTCCAGACAATCCTGCGAAAAAGAACGCAATTTCGTTATTGGTCTGGTCATAATTGTCGATTATAAACGTGTGCGTACCCGGTGCGGATAAATTCACAGTTGTGCCTACCAGCGTTCCAACAGATAATGTTCCGCTGTTATATGTGTCTATTGTTACCGTTATTCTCCAATTGCGAACGATGTCATAAAGTATTCGGCCTTCAACATATCCACCAAGATTGCCCGTTCCCGTTATCGTGCTTCCCGATTGTGTCCAATCACCGAATAATATTTGGTCTCCTCTTTTGGATACGCCGCAAACGCCTACTTCAAGTTGGTAGAATAATTGGTCGTTGAAATCTACCAACTGCGAATACTCCGAGCCACAGCCCTCGCAGCCTTCAGGCAAAATAGAATTGAAGATTATCGGTTGGTTAGGTATCGAGGTATAACTCATGGCAGTAGCTTGTTGGATCTTAGTTCGAATTGCGCGCCTTTGCGCATGACTGATTCAATGTTGATTGCTTTGATGTAGGTCGGAGAAACCGCAAGAACATCATCTTTCCGACCCAATAGAATTGGCTTCGATGGTTCGCTTGTAATGGCGTTTATCTCTGCCATCGTCAGAGGACGTTTGAACTTGTATAGATAGGTCTGCACATCGTTGATGTCGACTGGCTGAAGTTCTGAAGGTAGCAATGGGATTCCGTTTCCGCTGAATGTAGTTCTAAAGGTTGTGCCGCTTGGAATATCGGTCCATTGAGATAGTATGCACTGTTGTGCCGGTGGGCCTGCTGCTGTTAATTGACCGGCAGCATCAGCTTTAATCTTATCGCCAGCATTGCAAACGAATTGCGCTGTCACCAAAGTCTGCACAAAGCTTGCAGTTGTCGATGTCACAACAGCTCCTTCATAGAATGCGATGTCAACATCGTTAGTAGTCTGGTGTCTAATGATTGCCTTGCTCAACTTATTTCCAGTTGTGAATACAGAATCGAACTGCACCACAAGCACGAACGTGTAAAGCCCCGTAAATGGCACCACATACTCAGTGCCGTTGAAGTTGTTGCCTACATCACTTATCTCATTCGGGAATGAAAGATAATTTCCTGTCGATTCGTTGTATGAAATCCATACTCCGTCATCAATATCCCAGCATTGAGTGTCAACCGTTGCCCTTGCATTAAACTGAGTCAATATAGGATCGAAGCCGGATAAAAATGATTGCAACGAATTCGGATATCCACTGATCCAATTTGCCGAAACAGATTCGTTTCTAAATAAATCATTATAAACAAAACCGCCAATTGAATACGGATCTCCCTCAGAAGCTTGCAGGATTGATGAGGTTACAACATCGGATTGAATCACAAAGCCGTTGTTGTCATAGTTCTGATTGTTGAATCTTACAACGTCCTCAATCACATTTGTATCGAATACTATCTCATCAGTTTTAAGTCTTAAAACATTCGATGAGTTGCATTCTCCAATGAATCCGAATGTCTCATCTCTGAATCCCCTGAATGGAGTCTGCACGAATGAGCAGGCTGTCTCGCCTCCATCGCACTCAAAGTCCTCAAGCATTGGACTGCTGCCAAAATTCACAGCTGCATAAAGTCTTGAGACATCGAACTTCATCTCGATGTCTGGCTGATCATACAAATTGCTCGATGGAGTGCTTTGCTGGAAATAGGCAATTGGCTCTATGCGCAATAATGGCCTGCCATTAGATTGCCTTTCGAATCCAATTCCAAGATTCAGTTTAAATCGTAAAGCGTTGTAAAGGGTCTCAAAGGTTGCAACAATCTCCTGGCCTATTAATCCGCGCATCACATTGCCCTGAGTGTAAACAAATACGTTAGGCTGTGCTGATGTAAATGGAATAAAAAAGAAATCAGAATGGAAATCAATCAAGCCATCACTCATGCAATTCACCAAATGAGTGAATGTATCATAAACAGTAAAGCATATTGAAGGAGGATTAATTGTTGCACCATTGGCAGGATTGAACAATCGCAAAGTCTTTCTTGTGGGCGGAATGATTGTCGTTCCATTCTTTGACAATGTCAAATCCATTGAGAACGGAATCGCTTTGTTGTTATTGATCTTGGTGCTGAAGCTTTCATCATAAAGCTTGGTCTTCACCTGGCACCGGTCAAGCAGGAAGGCGCATTCGGTTGCAATGATGTACCCATCCACCAATCGCTCCCACGTTCCTGATGGGCAAAGATATTGCACCGAGCATTGCACCAATTCGCAGTAGCCAGTTGTTTCAAGCTTGCTGTAAAGATACGTGAACACATCGCCTCCGAAGATTAGCTCGGCATCGTAGGAAACTATGCGAGCTCCAATGCTATCATCTTCATTTATCGTGATGCCAAAGTCCTCCGGATTCAATGGCTGGCCCCTATCCAAGCCGTCAATCAAAAACTTTAATTCTGCTGCCATGAGTATCGCGAATCGCTGCCGTTAAAATTAATCACTGTGTTCTTGTTTCGCATATCCTTCCGCAATCCTTTCAACTCACGCTCCATGCTCTTGCTATTCAGCGATGCATTAACAGTAATGCCATCACGCTTGCTGTTCATAGCATAGCCAGCGATGGCAGGGCGCACATACTTCTCATCGATGAACTTCTTGAATGCAGCACTTGATGTGTTCATTGCATCCAATGCTTGGCGATGGCGTGCCACTGAGCTCTTGTTCACCACATACTCGCCTTTCTCCGCCTCAATCAATGTGCCTCCAGCCTCATGGCTTCTACCGCCTACCGGTCCACCCTTCTTGAACTTAGGCACTGGCTGTGCAGATATGATGGCAATCTGTGCAAGACCGGCAGCGGCAGTAATGGCAGCAAGCACAGGATTGGCAATGTTCTTTGTCACCTCAGCAGCAGTGTTAATCACAGCAGTAAATATTGCGAGAGTCTTTTCACTCTGCGCCTGCTTTGTCTTTTCGGCTGCAATCCTCTGCTGAGTCCTTAAGTTCAAAGCATCGCGCTGGCGTTGCTTCTCCGCTTCAGTTTGTGATGACTTATCAATGGCCTCAAGTTCTTTTTGACTTGCCGCATCAATCTGCTCAATCCTTTGCTGAGATTGAATCTGTTGAATCTGCAAAATATTTCCGAATAGTTCAATTGTCTCATTTGCTATCTGAAGCGCATTGTCGATTGCTTCATCACGTGACTTCTTTCGCTCATCACGAATTGCCTTCTGAGTCTCGGCTTCTATAAGTTTAATTTGATTGTCTGCTTTTGCCTTTTCATCAACAGTCAAACGTATTGCATCAATTTGCTTTTTTGATTCTAATTCAATAAGCTGGATGCGGCGGTCTGATGTACTACCCTCTTCAGCTTCTAACCTTCTAAGCCTGTTTATCTGGCCATCAATCAAATCTTCATTAATCGATTCAAAGCTTTTTGCTATTTCTTCATCACGCTTCTTTTTGTCCTCAGCAAGCTTCTGAAGTTCTTTCTGATATTCTTGCTCAATGGATAATCTTAGATTTTTACTAAACTCAGCATTCTGCTCATCAAGCTTGTTTATTGATTCACGCGAAGCCTTTGCAACTTCAAGCTCTGTCTCCGCT